TAAAGATGAACGAACCCTAGATAGGGCAAAGTTGGTTGCTAAAGAATGGTGGGAGATGGAATATGCCGAAAAGATTGCCCCCTATGTAAAGGGAGACGAGGCCGTACGACTCTTTAGATGGAGTTCGTGGTGGTGTGTTGAGAACCTGTTTGCAATGGAAGACCCAACAGCGCTTCATTTTGATGGAATTGAAACCGAACTTAACGACACTATTGATGGTGTTGCCATCAAGGGCTTCATTGACCGATGGAGAAATACTGATGACGGAATTATTGTCGGTGATTACAAAACCGGAAAAACACCATCTCCTAGATATCGTGATGATAAGTACTTTCAACTCCTTCTCTACGCTTATGTGTTGGAAAAACAACTAAATCAAACCGTAAAAGAAATTGAACTACTGTTCATTAAAGACGCAGTTCTTCTCTCAAAAACAGTTACAGATGAAGATAGAGAAAATGTAAAAAGCACGGTAGTGCACATTCGTAAAGAAATTGACTTACGGTGTGTCTCTGGTGAATTTGAACCAATCAAGCACAGATTATGTGATTGGTGTAGCTATAAAAAAATATGTCCAGAATGGAATAAATAATGAATGACGATTCCTTCGCAAGGCTAGTAGCCGAAGAAATCAAAAATAAAGTATCGGATCAACAGCGCGAGTATCTTAAACTTCCAGAAAACTGGGGAAGATGGCAGCGTGCTGTAAGTATTTTATTAAAAAATTTAGACAATCAAGTTGAAGAAATCATAAAAGGCGAACAGCAGGATGTGGCTACATATCAGGCGCTCGGCAGTGAAGGCATAACCCTTATAGCTGAGGTTGTTTCTGATTCAGCAGAGCGCCGAAAGAAGATTGACCGATTTCGGTTCCATGTTGCTCACCGTCTTGACGAGATAACACGGATGATTGCTATGTCCACCGATCAGGTTGAAGAACGAATGAAAACTGTTGAGTTTTTACGTCGTGCAATCAAGTCACACAAAGACCTTATGTACGAATACGACCTTGAAGAAACTGCTATTGATACCGCACTATGGGCAACACTTGACGGGTATTGGACATTTGACGATATTGACGAACACAGTATTTTGGGATAAAAATGGCAGAATCAGTAAACTCTACAAATACACCGATTGGAACTCTTATTTTAAGATATCTAAAAATGAAAAATACCACTGGTGCAAGCGCTTCCCAAATACTTGGAATGTTTCCTCACCGATTTTCTAAACCTTCGCGGGTGAACGAAAGATTGACCGATCTTCACTCCAAAGGTTATATTAAAAAGAAAAATTCCATGTGTTGGGCAATCACACCCCAAGGGACAAATTTTTTGCAGCGCTATGCTAAAAAGTCCGCATTGCAAAGTTCGGATTAATATGTACATATTTGTAGATATTATTTTGTTTTTTTCAATGTTTTTTCTTGGAGTTTTAGTGGGGAGTTCAAAATGGAAAGACTAACAATGCAGGAAAAACTTCTAGAAGAACTCAATCAAAAACTTTTAAACATTGAGCAGTTTGTTGATTCAACAAGCAATAAAGATTTAAAAGAACTATTCTCTTCTGTTATTGATTTAACCGACGAGTATGTTGGTTTCATAGACAAAATCAACAAACTTGAATCGCTAGTAAGTGCAAAAGATGCAGAAGTTCAACGCCTCTCCCAGATAGCAAAGTACTAGGCAGATGCCAAGACAGAGAATGTTTCTAGATATGAGTTGCGTTGATGCGGCCCGTCAACGAATAAGGCACATATATGATACTTTTGATACTGTTTGCGTTCAGTTTTCTGGAGGAAAAGATAGCACAGCAGTGCTTTATTTGGCTAAAGAAGTTCATGAAGAAAGAGGACTCGGGCCAGTCAAAGTGATTTTCCGAGATGAAGAAATGGTAAGCCCTAAGGTTGTTGAGTTCGTAGAAAAAGTACGAGATTATGACTGGATTGACATGGAATGGTACTGCCTTCCGGCTGGTCAAGAAATTTGGATTTTGGGTCGCCGTGAATACTGCTTACTGTGGTCGCAAGCTCGGGCAGATAGAGGTCTTTTGGTTAGGGACATCCCTAAAGGTGCAATCACCGCTAAACACTTTGGCATTGATCCGTATTTTCCAGCGCCAGAAGGTCACGACTATTACACAATGCAGGGAAAAATGGGAAGAACTGCGTTTCTTAACGGTGTCCGTGCAAATGAGTCAATGATTAGATACAGATCGTGTGTTCAGAAACTCCACGAAAACTACATCGTTGCGCCTTTCAAGGTTAAGAAGTCAATACCTCTAAGGCTTGCAAAAGTAATTTACGACTGGACAACTGATGATGTCTTGAAATTCATCACAGAAGAACACGGTGCTGAGTACTGCGAGTATTACGACCTTGCTTCACTTACTGGAAGCAATACGAGAATTGGAATACCTTTGCATTCTGTAGCGATACGGAGAATTGGTGATGTTGTTTCAACTGAACCTGAATTTTATGACAAGCTTTTTGATTGTTTTCCACAAATAGATGCACAGCGTCGGTGGTGGCCTGAGTTCAACATTGAGAAACTTATCGCCTCTTACGCCAAAAATGGTTATGACGGGGTTCGTGATTGTATTGAGCAAAATATGCTCACTCCTGGAATCAAAAATGCAGCGTATAAATTTGCTGGAGAATTTAGGAAAAAGCAAACTAATGATCCTTTTGGGTTTCCAACAGATCATTTGCTTCGCATTTTGTTGCTTAATGATTTTCAGGCAAACTCTCCTTCGCCTGTCGGTCCAGGAACAAGAGCGCACACGATGAGAATGATTGCTAATGAACAAATGGAAGAAAATTTATGAAAATTGTATTTATGTCTAACTCTGCTTTAAAGCCAGCTGATTGGCGAACAACTTATTTGTTAAAACCAGATTTTAATTTATTGCGTGAATCAATGATGGATTATGGGTGGGCGCAACCAATTGTCGTTCAGGAGAAAACTTCTACAATTATTGATGGTTTTCACAGATGGGCGATAGCTCAAGAAGATAAGTTCATCAAGGTTCACGGAGATCAAGTTCCTGTTTATTTTAAAGACATTGATGATATTGATTCAATGATTATGCATATAAGACTCAACAGAGCAAGGGGTTCAATTCTTGCTAAAAAAATGTCAGACATAATTATTGATATTTGTGTAACTGGAAAATACGACACAGAAGAACTATTGACACTTTTGGGTCTCACCGACGATGAACTTGACTTAATGCTTGCGCCCAATTTAATTAAGCATCGCAAGGTTCCTGAGCATAAGTATTCACGAGCCTGGATTCCTATTGAGGCACCCAAGATTGATGAAAAAAATGTACCTAAATTTGAACGACCACCTAATTTAGATAGATAAATACTTTACAGTCATTTTATGGTATCGTTGAGGCAAGTCCGATCGGAGGATTTTATGCCCAACTCCACAATGACACGCGATATTGAGCTGTTCACACGTCCAGGCGGCGGAAGAGAACAAAGAATAATTGAGCGCCCTCTCTACATCAATGGACGGCGTGTTCCCGGAAACGCAGAAGCCTATAACCGTACCCCAGGTACTGCCCCAGGCCTAGTTGCCGCAAGACGAGCAGGCGAAATTGGCGGAAGACGAGGAAGACCAGGCCGTGGTGCCGCTGCAGGAGCAAGGGCTGCTGGTAGAGCAGTAAGAAGATAAACCTTCTCGGTTTATTTCTCCCCTTATTAAGGTAATTCATCATGCTTGTAAGCGTTTCACAATTAGCAACATATATGGATATTCGGTTCAGTAACAGGCAGGAAACCGCCGCTGAATATGTCCTTGAAGGTCTACAAAGCGAACTTGAGTCCTACCTGCGTCGTCCTATAGAGCTAACGGATTTTGAAGAGACTTACGTTCTTGAATCAAACTTTGTTGGCGTACCGATGTCGTCATTTTTCTCAAACGAAACCTCCGCATCAGATGACTCTATTGGGATGGTCACATACGCTCAACCTCCCCAGACTATCTATATTCGCAATTCTCCAATTGTTTCAGTACAAAAAGTAACTGTTTCTAATCTGAATGAAACTGGTCGCGTTCTTGGCGAAGCAGTAATAAGAAATGCAAATATTACTTCGGTAACTGTTGCTGGAACAACTGTCACATATACGGCTTCTAACCACGGTTTTACTGTCGGGCAAAAAATTAAAGTGAGCGGTTTGAGTACTTCTGCTCTAAATCTTTCATCTAATGTTATTTCTTCTGTTGCTACCAACACTTTCACGGTGACACAGAGTGGTCTTACTGCGGGAACTTTTGCTCAAACTGGAACGGTTGTTGCATTAGGTAATGATTACACCGTGAGAAGATTTGGAATTGACTGTTATCGTGGTTTTGCCAACGACATCATCACCATCTCCTACAGAGCAGGTTTAGCCGGAGATGGAATAAAGGTTTTCCAGTTAATGATATTAAGAGCAGCTTCTAGGGAAATGCAGAATATGCATGACGACGTGGTTGGTATTAAGGATTTGAACCCTCGTGAAGTTGCACTTCAGGAAACAGGATTCTTGGAAAAAGAACTTGCCGCTGTTAAAAGATGGCGAAGAACTAGGGTCGCATAAATGAGTCTTAGCATGAATATTTCTTGCAATGCGGATAACGCTATTAGGCGTATGGATCAAATGATTCGCAGATCTCAAGACTTTCGTCCAGTATTTGGTTGGGCAAAAGGTTATCTAAAAAGAGCAAACGCCTTAAACTTCACTACTTCAGGACTCATGGTCGGTGGATGGGATCCTCTAGATGCTCGCTACGCCGCTTGGAAGGGCGTTCGTTATCCAGGAAAGCCAATACTTCAGCAGTCAGGGGCACTTTTCAAGAGCCTTTCTGACCTCAATGGCCCAGAGAACCATA